AGAGTTATTTTAGGGTATTTATGTCATATAAAGGCACTTTTCTTCCCAAAAATCAAAACAAGTATCGTGGCGATCCTAGAAATATAATTTATAGATCCACATGGGAGTTGAGGGTCATGAAGTATTTCGATGACAATCCTAACATCATCTGGTGGAGTTCCGAAGAATTGATCATAAGATACAGATCACCCATCGACCAAAAAATACACCGTTACTTTCCAGATTTTGTTGCGAAAATAAAGAAAAAAGACGGTTCCGAAAAAACTGTCGTAATAGAAGTGAAGCCATTCAAACAAACGCAAAAACCTGTTCAGAAAAGAAAAACCAAAAGATTTATAGAAGAGTCCGTCACATATGCGATAAATCAAGAAAAATGGAGAGCAGCAGATGGTTTCTGTAAGGACAACGGTTGGGAGTTTATGATACTTACGGAAAAAGAATTAGGTCTATAACATAAATACTGACATGGCAAAAAATTTAATAGACAGAATAAAAGAATCTTTAACGAAACAAGGTGTAACTCCTAGGACGAAACAGTCTAGGGAATGGTTATTGAATAAGGTTAAAGATTTAAATCCATCAAGAGAAAAGTTACTCCAGGATCAGAAAAGATTAAAAGAATCATCAATTATAGGGAAAATGTATTTTTATTTTTATGATCCAAAACATAAAGATAATATGGAATACTATGACACATTTCCACTTGTAATACCAATAGAATTGTATACGGACGGTTTTTTAGGATTGAATCTACATTATATTCATCCAAAAAATAGAATTGTCATGTTGGACAAATTAAGTAAAACTTTAACGGACACTAGTTATACAGAAAAGACCAAAATGCAAATATCCTATGATTATCTAAAATCTGCATCAAGGATATACGAAAGTACACCATGTATAAAAAGATATCTTTATTCTCAGGTAAAATCGAGATTTTTGGAAATTCCTGCTGATGAGTGGGACATTGCTGTTATGCTTCCTGTAGAAAGTTTTGTCGGCGCAAATTCTTCTAAAGTTTACTCAGAATCTAGGAAAAAATTCTAATGTCTTTCTCACCAAATTTATTTCTTTCAAATATAAGAGGAAAAGACGGTTTAGCAAAACCTTCTAGGTTCCAAGTTATACTTCCTATTCCCAGTTATATAAATGAATTTATTGGTAACTCAATAATCGAAAAAATTCTAAATTTTCCTAATTCAATTTTTTCAGATGTGTCTAGTGCAATAAATTCTGCACTTGGTAAAGAAAGCCCATCAGGATATTCTAGAACTTCTAACGCTTCAATCACTAGATATTTGTCGTTACAATGTGAATCGGCAGAATTGCCAGGCAAAACTTTGGCAACGGCAGATGTTAAAATTTACGGACCAACTTTTAAAGTACCATATCAAACCCAATATGCTGACATGTCCTTGACATTCATTTGCACAAATGATTTCTACGAAAGAAAACTTTTCGATCAATGGATGGAAGCTATTCACCCATCCGATACAAATAATTTCAGATATCCAAAAGGTGATAAAAGTAGATACATGACAAATATCAAAATCATACAATATGACGATTTTATAAAGCAAATATACGCAGTAGAATTACTTGATGCTTTTCCAATAGGGGTTGCACCCCAATCATTAAGTTGGTCAGATGACGGTTTTCATAGACTCGGTATTCAATTTGCATATCAAAAATATAGAACACTTGCCAAGGGCAATTACGATCTTGGTGAAGCTGCAACATCTCTGTTCGGATCGGCTGCATCAAGAATTTTACCATTACGATAATTTTTAAAGCGAGGTTATAATGTTACCAAAACTAGACGTACCAGTTTACGAAATAAAATTGATTTCGACGGGAAAAACAATACGATATCGACCATTCTTAGTAAAAGAACAAAAGCTTTTACTAATGGCTTCTCAATCTGAAGATCCGAAAGAAACACTAAAAAGTATTCGTCAAATATTGACCAACTGCATAATTGACGAAATTGATATCAATTCGCTACCAACTTTTGATCTTGAATGGTTGTTCTTAAATTTAAGAGCAAAGTCGGTCGAGGAAGTGGTTCAATTAAGATATAAGTGCAACAACACCGTAAAAAACGATTCTGGTGAAGATGAAACATGTAAAGGCGTTGTTGAATACGACTTAAACATTGCTGAAATACAGCCAACGAAAAATCCTAAACATAAAGATACATTTCAATTAAATGAAAATTTAGGTATCAAATTCAAATATCCGACAGTTGAACTGATTGAAAAATATGAGGATAAAAATGAAGAAGAAGTTATGTTGGAAGTATTAGTAGATTGTATCGAAATGATTTTCGATAAAGATCAAATCTACTATACAAAAGATGTTCCTAGAGAAGAATTGAGAGAATTCGTTGATAACTTTCAACAAAAAGATTTGGAAAAATTTAAGTTATTTTTTGAGACCGCACCTGAGATAAAGAAAGAACTGGACTTTGAATGCCCTAAGTGCAATTACAAAGAAAAACTGACAGTAAAGGGCCTTCAAAATTTTTTCGCTTAATATTTCGTCATGAAACCTTGGCAAATCACTATGAAACTAATTTTGCATTAATGCAACATCACAAATATAGTTTGACCGAATTGGATAATATGATACCTTGGGAAAGATCAATTTATGTTAACTTATTAATGAAATACTTGAAAGAGGAAAAAGAAAGACTGGAATTACAGAAACAAACGAGAAGAAAATAAATGGCACAAAAACTAACCTTGAGTGATATCTTAGCAAAAGAACTAGGATATAAAGACGGTAAGGAACTAAAAAGAAAAATCAGCGAAAGAGGTGGGCAAGATTTTTCTTCGAATGTCAAAGGTCGATTAGAGTCTGGCCAAGGTTTTTCACAATCTTTTTCTGAAAGTTACCAAGATATTGGTAAAGATATACAGGAAAAATTTTCAAAAGGTAGTGCGAAAAGATTCGGAAGAAAAGCTTACATGAGTCTATTTTCTGGAGATGATATTTTTAATGCTTACATGCGAGGTCTGATTAACAAAAAAAGAGTACAAAATGTAGAACAGAAAGTAGAAGAAAGTAAAGCTGAAGAAGAGAAAGTAGATCAAGAAACAAATGTTTATTTAGAAATTATAGCTAAAAATAGTTTATCAATGCCTGGCATAGCAAGAGATATGAATGTTCTCAGGCAAAATATGATTAAACTTGTAAAAATAGAATCTGAAAAATACAATGCAGACAAAAATAAAAAACAGAGAATATCTCCTATAAATCGAGCTGATGCATTCTTTTTGAAAGAAGATGAGAGAGAAGCAAAACTAGAATCGGAAAGACAAAAACTTTCCTATAAACCTAAAGAAACAAAAGCCGTCACCCAAGAAAAGAAAGAAGAAGGTGGCGGTAGTTTAATTGACAAAATTTTTGGTTTTTTGAGTAAAGGACTGAACGAAGCAATATCTTTCATTTTTAATCCCAAAAAAATATTACCTTTATTGTTAAAAGCATTTGCTATAGGCACCTTGTTGAAGGGGCTTTTTGATGGCATAGTATCCGCTTTCCAAACTTGGAAAGAAACTGGCAGCCTATTAGAATCATTGAAAGGGGGAATAGGTTCCCTTGTTGAAGCACTAACTTTCGGTTTTTTCAAAAAAGGACAAGTTGGCGAACTCATCGATAACATAGTTGATGGAGTTTTAAGTTTTATAGACAATTTAAAAATTACTTTTTACAAATTAAAAGATTGGGTCACTAACAATGTTGGAATACCGGAAATAAAATTAGGTTCTATAACTGCACCTTCTTGGATACCAAAAATAGGAGGTAAAACTTTTGAAATACCCCCAATAGGACCTTGGTATCCTTTCAAATCTAATCCTAAAAGTACAGAGAAGCAGGTCACAACTGTAGAAACCAGCGAATCTAGAAAACCGAAAGGATCAGTCGAGCCTGCACCAGCAGCGGCCAGTGCTACACAGGCATCAACAACAGGCACAACTACACAAGCAACGACTTCTCCTACACCAGTTTCTACACCCAAACAAACTGACGATTTGAAAACGTATGAAGAGTTAAAAGTTAGTCTTGAAAATTCTAAGATGGACTTTAAAAAAGAAAAAGCTCAAGCTATATCTTTATTAAACTCTGATACAAATAGATTTCCAAACGGCATAAACTTAGATCCAGGTTCTCCAGATTATCCTGAAGAATTAAAATCTATCGATAAAAAATACGAACTTGAAATAACAAATCAAATAAAAGATATAAGAAAACTCGAATCATCTCCTTCTCTGAAAGGTGT